GGAACTGGCACTGGTACCGGAACTGGTACTGACTCGGGAACTGGAACTGATACCGGAACTGGTACTGACTCGGGAACAGGTGTTGACACTGGTACTGGCACTGGCACTGACTCGGGAACTGGTACTGGAACTGATACCGGAACTGGTACTGATACGGGAACAGGTACTGGCACTGATTCAGGAACTGGAACTGGCACTGATACCGGAACTGGAACCGGAACTGATACCGGAACTGATACCGGAACTGATACCGGAACTGGCACGGGAACTGATACCGGAACTGGCACTGACTCAGGAACTGATTCAGGAACTGATACTGGGACTGGTACGGATACGGGAACCGGAACTGATACCGGAACTGGTACTGGCACTGGCACTGGTACTGGTACTGGTACTGGAACCGGTACTGATACTGGTACTGGCACGGATACCGGCACTGGCACAGGAACTGGAACTGGTACGGGCACAGGCAATTTCCAACCAGCATGTTTTGCCAAAGGAACTAGAATCTTGTGTTTGAAGAATGATTTTGAGAAATATATCCCAATTGAACAAATCCGTGTAGGCGATCTCATTAAAACCTATAAACACGGATATTTACCCGTAAAATTCATTGGAAAAGGAAAACTCGTCAATACTCCCGGAAATATATGGAATACGATGTATACGCATAAAGTATCGGGTTTAACCATTACCGGAAATCACGGCGTGTTGCTTGACACGTTAACCGAAACCGAAAAGGCAAGACAAATCCAAATTATGAAAGTGAAAACGCTACCAACCATTGATGGTAAATACGTATTGTTTGCGAATTTCTGTGAACAATTCCAACAAGTTTCGAATACTTCTGAATATACCTATTACCATGTAGCATTGGAAGATTTTGGCGATTCGTTGAAGAAATACGGTATTTGGGCGGAAGGTGTATTAGCCGAAACCACGAGTCGCAAGAAATTCTTGAATCATGGATATGAGACGTGTGTATAATTCATCACATCCAGTGGTCTCCATAAATTGTGAAAACAATATTATTCTTATAATAATATTGTGTGTGTTTGTCTAGTTGGTTATCCGTTTATACCGAAGGTGGCTTCCGCTTATACCAAAGGTAGCATTCGCTTATACCAAAGAAGAAATAAACGATCCTTTGTAGTCATGTGTGCCAGTATGGGTTAAATTGATAGTGACATCGACCCAGATTTGTCCACCCATCTTCGACCATCGACTACAGAACAGCCAATCTTCCGAAAAATAATGGCCTTCCTCCACCCCACAATCGAACAAAGCATAAGCGTATTTGTTTTCTTCGCCTTCGAGAAATCCCACATCGTCAGTGTATTTCGTAGAAGGAAAAGCCAAACACATTTTCTCAATGACATTTCGTTGAATCAACATAAATCCAGTAGCCAAATGCTTGACTTTAGTAAGATTGTTTTCCACTGCCAATACATTGCTAATATTGTTAATATTGAAACGCAATAATTTCGATTGAATATAATCCGTATCCGGGCACATATTGTTGAAATTGGATTTTCGTTTGTTCTCAATCCACGTCTCAGCGGTTTTTCCGTTGTTTTCACTGAGTCTGTCCCAGTGGTAATGTTTAATGGGGTACACACCGCCAACCAAAGGTTTATCGGAAATGACCAATTTTAAAATATCTACTGGATTCCATGTAATATCGTTATCAATAAACATAAAATGTGTAGTAGTGACATCGTTCATTGCTTTGGCGATTAGATTGTTACGCGCTCTGGAAACCAAACTGTCATTACGACAAAACTCCACCTTTATGGGAAATCCCAAATCATTAAACAATTGAATAGTGCCCATTAAACAACTGACGAAATTGACGAAACACACACTGCCGTAACAGGGAGTGAGAATCGACAATTTCGGACGATGGATGGCAATATATGCCTTGACTTTTTCTTCAAACGTCGCTTCGGATTGAGGAACGGGAATCAGAGGAGGATTAGAGAGATTAAACTTGTTTTCGGACATACCACTTGCTAGCGAATAGACTAATGATATGAAAATGTTTATATTGTTTCCTACAAATAATACAAACAAATATTTATACGTTCATTCGGTCGATCGTAAATACAATATCGTCATATCGATGTTTATTCGCACGTAGATCGTATGTTTTTACAAATTGTTTTAAATGTATCGGAACTTCGTTCATTAGCGAGTCGAGCCAAGATATATTCTGAACATCTTCAATTATCAATATACCATCATCCGCCATTATCTGAGAATATAATCGAATAAATAACAACATACTCTCTAGCGTATGTGGACCGTCATCTAACATAAAATCGAACTTTATATTCTTGTCCAAAAATTCGGTCTTGACGAAAGATTCATCATATGCGTTTTGTGATGTATACAACTTAATTTTGTCGTTGTTTTGAATACGTTCCCATACTTTGCTTTTTTCCATAACATCTAATCCGTAGACAGTTGCGTTTGTGAAATAATCGTTCCATAACTTAATACTTCCGCCATTATAAATACCCACTTCTAGTACATTTTTAGCGGTATATTGTTTCGGACTCAATAATTTTTGGTAAAGTCCTAAATACGAGTGAATCGTATTTTTATCCGTTTTTGTATTGTCTACTAAATCAATTAAACTCATTACAACGTATATACAAGTATGTATATTATTATTTACACTCTTTTTATATAAAAGTATTCGAATAGATAGACATACATAAAAGATAAATATATTGACTCGGATATTGTCAATATATTTTTATGGGTTTTCCAAATTATATTTCTTTTTATGAGTTTCAAATTATATTTCTTTTTATATGTTTCCAGGGGTTGTTCTCCAATGTTTTGTTTCTTTTTTATTTTTTCAGGTTATCCGTTTTTCTTTTTGTTTTTTTGATTTTCTATTTTTTATGGGGTTTATGATTTTTGTACGCGTTTAGGCGTCAGCAACTCCGTTTAGGCAGTGGCGGCAACCTCAGTCTTGACGAAGTGGTGCTTCATGAATCTCTGGAGGTTGAAGTAAGTAAGGGGCTCGTCACCAGGCTTGATGTTGAGCAAGCATGAGAGTTTGGCATCAGGGTGGATTTTGCGTCCGTTCTCCTTGTCTTGGAGGTTGTTGGTGCGGATGTACATGTTGATTTCCTTGCTGACATCGGTTCTGGCCATCTCGGTGCCGGCGTTCTTGCCAAGGAACTTGGCGAGTTCGTCACTGATAAGAGTTGGCTTGATGAAACCAGATGGCTTGCGGGAAGCAGACACCTTGCGGTTTCCCTTGGAAGACTTGGAGGCAATCTTTTGCTCACGGGCGATGGTCTTGGCAAGAACCTTGACATCAGACTTCAAGGTAGAGAGGACACTTCCGAGTTGTTGGATTTTGGCCTCGATCTCACTGAGTTTAGCGGAGGATGAGGTGGATTCAACAACGACGTCAGCAACTGGGGCAACTTCGACTGGGGCAGGGGCGGCAACAACGGGGGCAGCAACAACTGGGGCGGGGGCAGCCTCAACAGCCTTGGCCTTCTTGGAGGCGGACTTCTTGGGGGTGGCAGCCGCAACAGGGGCTTCAACAACAACATTTGAGACAGCAGGGGTAGCAGAGGCAGTAGGCTTTGAACTTCGGACCATTCTTCTTATTATACAGTATAGTAAGTCTCTTTTTTAAATGGTTTAACGCAATAAATTATTTATTAGGATAGTTGGTCATAAAATGCTAAATCCATCTTCCATTTCGAACAACCGGATATACGATTTTCCCTAAATATTACGAATATACAACGATTCAACCATTTTGGCGGGAAATTGGTGTGGGGTTTTCATAAAAACTGTTTTTCCTAAATATTCGTCGGGTTTGGATTTTTGGTATCGGTCTATAAAGAAAAAACAACTAGGTTTTCTTTATAGTATATGCTACATCAATAGAGACTCGTATAACCATGGCATCGCGTTTCGTGCTGGAATCGATACAATCGTCAAAATACTCAATAATTGTAATACACCCAACTTTCGATATTCTACATCGATCCCGGCGTATACCATCGTTTCCATTAGTTTCACACACGCCTCGCGATATTCGGTTTCATCGGTTGTTGGATACAAATAGACTAATCGAATATCGGTGAACGGGTCGCCTAATACACATATATTGCGTCGAATCGTGGATGATAATCGCGAACGGCCATTCCACCAATCATAATAGAATTGATAAAATCGCGCCAATCGCAAACGGTCCAAATCCGCAAACCATCGACTCTCGGCATAATTACCCAATAAATTGATTTCCATAAACAATTCGCGAATCCGTACATCCAATGGTTGCGCACGTATTGCCGAGAGTATGTTTGTAACAACTGTTTCTCTCGGTAATTGCATGTCAAATACGGGATCTTCGTATACGGGTATCGGCAAATACACCGAATCCGGGGTTTCGGACACTTCGTTCGTAGGCGCAGTCGTATTTTCGGGTATTGTCGTAGGATTTGCTCTGGGATTTATAGTGGGCGTAATCCGGTTTATTCTACGCTGGGTTAATCGCGGAACGGGCTCTACAATATTGAAGGCGTTTTCGCTGATAAAAATATGCGGAAATAAAATACGCGAAATATTGTATACGCGCAAGAGAGAACTACAGATTTCAAACGGGATTTGTTCGCGATTGTATGGATTGATTATTTTGGATGTTTTTTTCAATAGAGTCATTAATGAGAACATATCGAATCCATAGACGAATCCTTTTTCATCGGTATAACTGAAAAACCGCATATGATCAATTTCGCGCAAAGGTTCGAGAGTATAAAAATCACATTCATTCACACATTTGGTTGAATCCAAATACGCAACACCACGCAACCGATGTTGAAGCCGGACAATACTCCCGCGGAAATGGGATTGGATAGATATTGTCGATGTTGTTTGGCGAAAAAACGAGAGTATTCTATCTACCAACACAGGTTTGTTTCCCGATACGTGTAATTTGTAATGTTTTGCCACCACTTTTAATTCGGGTAATTTGTATTTTTCGATTTGTAATTCGGATTTTTTATATTGATCATAGGTGAATGCCGGCTCCGCCGGCTCAGTTGGTTGCATCGTATTTGCTAATACATATTTAGAAAAATTGTTGTAGTAATTTGACTGAGTGTCTTTCGGACGGGGTGTTGCTAAACCGTATGATGTGTGTATATATGTTGAAGGGTCGGACATCAAATTATAGTGTAGTAGTGATTATTATTTATATATTTTTAGAAGTATAACGTTTTGTTCACGCGTGTAACGAAAATCGAAAAATCTTATAAAACAACCATTCCAGAAAAAATATAAACACTTGGCAATGGTTGTGTTTATCAATACTCTCGAATTTATGATAAATCATTCGACTATACCCGACAATCCACAAAATGTCAACATCAAATTGTGTGTATTAGATCCACTCACGGTGATTATAAAATTGGCAATATTGGGCAACAAACCCGTTGGTACCAAATTGGTGATACAAAACAACATCTTATATTTCCAAGAACCTGGTCCGTTTCAATCCCTTTGCCGTTATGTATACAACACTAACAAAACCGACTTACAATATCTATATAATCCCATCGAAATGGCGTGTCTTCATTTCTTGTCCAAAGAATACGTTCAGAAAACACCGAGAGTCAAAACACTGTTTGCGTGTGCCCATCGCGGTCTCGAAAAACTAATGGAAACATACAAACACTCTCCCATTATTCGATTGTGTTTATATTATTACCACGTAGTCATCTCAAACCATCTCACACAAACCTACAATGAAACGATTTTCCGAAAAGACGGAATGACTGTTTTGTATACCAAAGAAACCGTCGATAGTCTAAATGCTTTATGGACTCCCGAAAAAATCAAAATTATACTCGATCTAATCGGATTTCTGAATAATGACACTACTGCTCAAACGAATGTAAAGTCCCTGGAAAACATCGTCGATAATATTGACAAGGATACACAAGCATATTTATCCAGATAATTCGAGAGTATTTTTCGAACCGAGCACGATACGCGAGACATTCCGAGAAAATCCTATGAACGAGGTTTTGGATTTATTATAGGCACTATGAAATACGATATTATATCACACATATAATATAGTATAACCAGAATACAACAATGAATCGAAAATTCGAGAGTATTGTTCCATATAACCACAACAAACGCAACTATTGGTTTTTATTGACATTTTCATTACTCTCGATTTTCTTACATTTTGTTCCATCCAATCCAGAGTTTCACAATATGTTGTATTCGGCAAACGTGGTTTCTCTGATAGGATTTACTATTATGTTATGGATATCCCCATACGGTTTCTATAACACATATGTTGAAACCTTCAAACATATCGCGATGAATCTCGGAATTTCGAGAGTATTTACAGATAAATGGTTGGATGTTGTTGTGTTTAATAGTGTAGCGTGGATCATTCATGTTGTTCCAGTTGTCGTTTTTTCGCAAACACATACTCTCGGAAATCCAGTATTTCTAATGGCGGCATATCTTATTTTGTTTGGTGCATATTTACCAAAGATATATCCATATAGCCTATCTACGACAGTGATGATTGGAATTGTTGGTCTTGTATTGGTTTATTTTTTACAAAATTCGAGAGTCTACATCGAACCAATCGCGAATCATGTTTCTTTACACCTTTTATCATTTACACCCTTGAAGATTTAAACGCCTATTAATTCCAATATCAGATACAGTCATAGTTTTTTATTTCCACTCACCTATAAACTCATAATAATATACTTCTTCCTCAGGAGTAACATCACTTCTCATAAAATATTGTTCTTCTTCTTCAATTGACTTAAAATGATAAGTTTTTCCCTTGCACATTTTATAGCCCTTAATAAGTTGTTGCTTATACTCGTCATCAATATCAATTAAGTCTCTTTTGCGTTTATATGCCAAGTGTTTAACTAATGTCCAAATATGTTCATCTTCTATATTCATTTTTTGCTTAGTGCGAAGTATTCCGGAGACGGAGTCGAAGGAATACAAGGAAACTCAGGAGAACGAAGTTCGTAGGAGTTTATTTGAGGTTGATGTATAAGATATAACAAATAATCTTTAAATATAAATGCTTTATTATTGTGCGTTTTAAATGTGTAAAGGTGTGAAAATTCGAGAGTCTACATCGAATCAATCGCGAATCATGTTTCTTTAAATGTTTCGAATGAACTTTTCACAAAATTGATTTAAAGACAATGCCTTACCTATAGTATAACAATACCCGGTCTTTCGTATTTCGAACTCTCTCGCTATCTTATAACTAAAGCAAACTCTTACACCAAAACTATACCCGAATAAAATGTCCTCAAACCAAATCGTACTATCTGTTGCCGAATGGGAACCATCCGCTATCTACTACACTGCCCCCAAGATTAACAAATCCGGTGGAAAGGCAATTAGTATTATCAGCAAACAAAAGAAACGCGCTCTTCACATTTCTACCCCTCTCATGATGACTTGGGGCATTAGTGATTTCGTCGATGAAAAGACCGGCGAGTCTGACGGAAAGTATAGCATGACGCTCAATTTCCCGAATGAAGAGTATTCTAACAAGGCTACTCAAGACTTTTTACAAAAACTCAAGGATTTCGAGAACCAAATCTTAGATGATGCGGTCAAGAACTCCGAGTTATGGTGGGGCGAAGAAATGTCTCGCGAAGTTGCCAAGCATTCCTTTTACCCTTTGTTAAAGTACAGTAAGCACAAGGATAGTAAGCGTATCGACTATTCAAAGCCACCTTCTATTCGTGGTAAGATTCCCTATTATGATGGAAAGTGGGGTGTCGAAATCTACAATACCAAGAACGACCTCCTCTTCCCTTGCGAAGATTCACGATTGACTCCAGTTGAATTTGTCCCTAAACTCAGTAATGTCGCCTGTGTTTTACAGTGCGGTGGTCTCTGGATTGGTGGCAAAGGATGGGGTCTTACATGGAAGGTCGTCCAGTGTGTTGTGAAACCAAAGGAAATAGTCACTGTCTATGGAAAGTGCCACATCCAACTTTCACAAGAAGATCGTGAGACCATTGAGTCGCAACAAATCAAGGAAGACCCTGAGGAAGAAGAGCCTGCCTTGGCAAATGTTACTGCTTCCCAAGTAAAGGTTCCTGCTCCTGCTCCTACTACACACGTAGAGGATAGCGACGATGAGCAAGAGCCTGAATCGGTTGCTCCTCCTGCTCCTCCAGCACAGGCATCAGCACCAGTTGTTGCTGAGACACCTGCTGTTGTCAAGAAGGTTGTCAAGAAAGCACCTGAACCCGCACCAGCACCAGTTGCCGAGACACCTGCCGAGGAAGCACCAAAACCAGCAACTGTTGTCAAGAAGGTTGTCAAGAAAGTTGTTGCTAAATAAATATACAAAACACAAAAATAAAAATATAGAAAAAATACAAAAAATATTCGTGAAAACAAAACGTCATCAAAAATGTATAAAATCATAAAATTACAAAAAGAATAATTATACAAAAAATACTAACTAAAAATCTATAAAAATCATTGTAAAAAAGAATAAACACGATTTATTCTTTTTTATTTCTGTTTGGGTTGTCGAATACTTTTTTTCGAAATGATACACGATGTGCTGTGTTTCATCAACAACAAGGATACCACGTTATTTTCTGAAAAGAATCCCTTGAATTTCTATAAAAAGACAATTGACAAAAATAGATATTCAGATACCACATTCTCTCGAATTGGTTTTCTCTAATATGTTTATTGGTATCTGCATCCCCGTATGTGATTATATCCATACACATAAATATATTATATACGATACATAATATATTCACTTTTCCTAACATTTCTTGAACTATATTTTGGGTGATTTATCCAACAATCTGAATGACCAACAACACATCTTTCCTCACTGAATTATCAAACATACTAGTTGGATGAATATGGGAAATTCCGCGATTTCGTAGACGGATTGTTTGTGGCTCATTGCTAATATATAACTGATTTGTCTTACATTCCAACGTCGTTTTTCCAAATGGTACCGTTATCGTATCTTTTACCCACAGTTCCGATAGACTATATGTCAAATATACGTATATGTTATTGTCTTCGTCAATTTCCATATGTTCTGGCAATACCGGACAACATCGCACCACAAAATCCTCGCCCGAATTATCATAGACCAATTCGTGATGCCATAATGGGACAATAAACGTTTGTCCATTCTCTGTGATTTTGTATAAATTGTCGTCCATCAAATCGTCCAAGAACGGATTTAACAGTACACATTCCGTCTTTTTCGAGAGTATTTCGAGAATACGTTCCATTACTGTATCCGAAATATGAAAAGCATCGCGGTATTTTTCCAATATCACGTATATTTTTCCTAAAGTGGTTCGGTCTATCTTTTCAATATATTCCAACGCCCGTTTCTCGCACAATCCGAGTATTTTCGATACAACTAAACGACACAATTCGGTTTTGATATCCGTTTCGGAATCTGTTTGTTGGAAAAATACGCTTGAGAGAAACGAACCAATCATCGTTTTGTAATCCGTAGGAGACCCGTAATCCGATGACGAACCACCGTAATCCGACGACGAACCACCGTAATCCGTAGAAGACCCAGAATCCATATTCGAATGATATTTTGTAAGATACTCATACGCTTCGCGTATCTGCTGGAATCGATCTGTCGCGTCGGGGTCTTTGTTTTTATCCGGATGATATTTTAAAGCAAATATCTTGTATTGGGTCTTGATTTCATCGAGAGTCGCCATATCCGAATGAATATCTAATAATCGATACGCACGTTCTTTGGTCATTCGTGTATTCATTGTGTCGTATCTATCTGCAATAATAAATAAAAGAATATACTCTCTAAATGGTAAATTGGACGATAATTGTTGTT